TTTGTTTTCCCAATCGTTGTATTCATTAAACATATATCCATCAGAATTTGCACCCTCCGTAATAGCAGCCAACGCCGCGTCCCTCACATTCTCCTCAACCATCGCCGCCAATACTTTTAAACTACTCAACGAGTCAAGTTTTCTTTCGACCTGAGAAATTTTTCTTGATGCGTCATCGTACCCATCCTGTAAATCTCTTGTCGCTTCTTGTAATTCCTCATCAGCAATAATCTTTTGCGCGTGAGTAATACGATTTAGCGGGGCGCTTTTTAAATGCTCAGTACGCTTTGCAATACGCCCGCCGATAACTAAAGCCAGTAATTGATTTAATGCCTTCAGTTGTTCTTGATCTTTCATTTGTTCTTTAATAAAATCTTTTTCTTGCCAATTACCATTTTCTTTTAGATAGGATTTGTTGTTGTTTGTGTTAATCCACAAAGAGCCATCTTCAATCAAGATAATCGTCCTCCTCGGAAAAAATAAGGTTTACAGTTCTGTCGGTGCTTGATTTTTCATCGACATCCCAATCAAAGGGACATTTGTTATCAAGCAACCATTTATATAATTTTGCTCTGTTCATAATGAA